CCTGTTACGCCTCGCCCCTGCTGAGGTGTGGGGCTGGATGGGGCTGATTATTTTCGTGTCGGCGGCAATCAACATGGGCGTGGCAATCGTGCGATTCTGGACTCAGCCACAGACGCAGCAGCAGGCACCCCGCTTGCCGGACTTGCGTGGCGGCATCATGCGGATGCTATTCCCTGCCCCGCCAGTGGCGAAGCGGCAGTATGCAAGCAGCACTCGACGCCGTGTGCGCCAGGAGGTAGAGTAGTGGAGGGATTGACTAGACTGTTGGCGGTTGCGGCAATCGTGATCCTGCTGGCACTGGCATTCGTGGCTGGCGCTGACGATGGCGACTATGCCGCAGAACGCACTGCCCAGGTGCAGGCGCAAGAAGCCGCACGCACTGAGAGAGCGCAGGCTCAGGAAGCCGCACGCACGGAGAGGCAGGCACTAATCGAACTGATGCGCACCGAACGCCAGGCAGAGAGAGAGGCATCATTCCGCATGGCGATGTTGGTCGTGGTCGTGCTGGTCGTCGTCGGTGGCATCGTCATCGTCGCCGTGATGCTGATGCGCCGGACGCCACAACCACAGCGCACAGCGCCGTCACCGCCTCGCACGTTGGTTGAAGTGGCTGCGCACTACCCTGCACACTGGTTGGAGTGGAATGAGGCAGAGCAGGCGTGGACGCTGGTGGACGATGGCGGGCGCTACCTGCTAGAGTCTGACGCACGCCGGCTGATTGCCAGGCGGGGCAGGTGAACGGCGTGAAATTTTAAGGTTGAGTTTCGGCTAGACCCCTTGACAACCAAACGGTTTGGATGTATACTGGACTTGACAGGGTGAAGCGAAGTAGCCCGGCAGACAAGCAAGCGAAAGGAATGAAAGATGGCTACCGATGTTACACGCAAGTACGGGACAAATGCACAACACTATGCAGAATTGATTGCCGAACGTGAGGAAGTGCCGGTCGAGGATGTGGACGTGCGGTTTGTGGAAGCGGGCGATGACCTGTCCATTCACATCACCTTCACGAACGACAATGGAAAGTGGTTCGGAAGGTGGCAGGATGGCGAAAGCCTGAACGACATTCGGTGGCAGCAATCATAGCTGCGTAGGCGCACCAACCACCAACACCCAGCACGCCCTGGAAGCTGGGGGAAGCGGCAATAAGGAGACAAGATGGAATTTTTGTCGATGGATAATTTCCCGTTGTGGGAAGACCCGGACAACTTCGCTGAAGCACTTGCTCAGCGCAAAATGGTTGAAGAAACAGTCCAGGCGCACGCCGAAAATATGACGGAGCGTGGGTTAAGCTGCATCATTGTAGAGGAGCGTGACTCAGCCGAAACGAGCACGTTGTGGGTGTGTTCGTTCCGTCGGAAGAGCGGCTCTCCGACGATAGAATGGCGCGGGTTGGTTGTTTCAATGCCTCTGATGGGTTGAGCGTCTTTCAGACAACGGTGCGAAAACTTTAAGGTTGAGATTGTGCCAAACCCGTTGACAATCAAACGGTTTGGGTGTATAATTAGGACAAGGCGGGGCGAAACGAAGTAGCCCCACTAGACAACAAGGAGAAACGAAAATGAACGCAGGACAGAAAGTAGTCAAGATGTTAAAAGAGGTATATGAGGACGGCGAGGTCAACGCCGCCCAGGTGTGGAAAGGATACGATAACGGAACCGGGCGCGAAGGCTGGCACTACCAGGGATTCAACGAGAACGCCCAGTACCTCGGAAAGAACCTGGCTGAAGTCCAGGAGTATGTCGAGGATGTCTCGGCTAGTCGGGAAAGCGCCTAGCCAGCAGACAGCAACCCGTAGCCTGTGCGGGCAATCACAGGTAATCGAAACCAACCAACCATACACCCGGCCAGCCGTGCAAGCCGGGGGCGAAAGCCCCCACCAACACAAGGAGCGAAGAACGATGAACGCTGAGGATATTCGGGACGCAGTTGATTACGCACTCAATAGCTACGACGGTGAACCAGTCTACATTGACGACAGCACGATTGTCGTTGGCATGGACTCGGAGAGTGGGCGCTACTGGCTGGCTGACAACGGGGACGAGATTACCGGACTTGACTACGACGGTGTTTTGAATTACTGCCTGGAACTGGCAGACTAGGCCGAAACCGGAGGCGACTCCGGTCTGACCGTGAAGCGGCAACGCCTGCCGCCCCATCGTTCCACTGTCCGGCCCCATTGGGCGTTACAGTGCGTCACGTGTGGGGCAGCAGGCACCAACCACCAACAGCCGGCACGCCCTGGAAGCCGGAGGCAGGGGCGAGAGGGGATACACAATGCTACAGGGGCGCATTTTTTGGGTGGGTTCCGGCTGGTACGCCAGTCGGGTTGAGGGCGATAGCGGCATGGAAGTTATCATGCCGCTGGAGACTGCCGGCAATGACCGGCGATGGCCGACAGAATCGGGAGCGATGGAGGCTAGCCAGAAGGGACTTGGAACCCCGTTTTGGTTGGACTCGATGCCGGACGGATTTGAGAGTCGGTAGCACACCTGGCGCTGGCAGACCGCCAATAGTCTGCCAGGAGGATAGCAATGGACAGCGGCACACTCTACTGCGAGGCGAAAGGATCAGCGGTTTCAATCCTGCATAGCGACTATCCGCACGACCGGCGCATCCGTGCATACCGGCGGGCTATCGCCCGTTGCGCACGCCGGAAGCGGGCGATGCTGGCCGACCAGGATCGGCGGGCTGGCGTATGGTGTGACAGTCGGGGCAAGTTGCACGCACGGAGGGCGCAACCATGACCACATCAACCGAACTCAGGCAGCTTGTCACCGCCGCACTGGATGCAGACCCCGCTGCATCCAACCGCACCCTCACCCTGTCCGTGCTGGCGCAGCTTGGGCAGGTTCCCCACGATCAGCGCCAGTACGAACGGGTGAAGCAGGCGTTGGTTCGCCAGCGCAGGCGCAATGAGAACCCCCGTCCGTGGGGTGGCGCAAGGCCGAACAGTGGCCCGCCACCTGGCAACACGAACGCACGCCAGGAAGCACAAACGGCCAGCTTACGCTAAGCCACGCCGCCTGAAATCCGTCAAGGTGGCCGGCGCGGATATTGTGCCGGCGTAATTTCAACCAACCACACCCGGACAGCCGCAACCACCGGGGGACGCAAGTCCCCCACAAGAAGGAAGTGAGGGGCGATGATCAAGCTACCAGAACAGAACCACCCGGCAAGGCAACTTATGGACATTGCAAGCATTGCCGAGATGCTTCGCTCGGACAACCGTGCTAATCTCCCCACGTTGCGCAATGCGTTGCTGTATGCCGCATCGTATTTCATGGCAGAGGAAGCGGCGAAGGAACTGCACATGGTGTGCTGGAAGGCTGATGGTTCAATCGTGTTAGAACGCATCGGCAATCGTGGGGGTCACAACACCGTATGGTCGTTTATCGAGGCGCAATCATGAATAACTACGCAGCAGTATCCATGTACATCAGCCACATCGAGAACATCAAGGCGATGCTGGACGCACTCCAGCAGTACGCAAACGATTACGGTGGCGTATGGCCTGACGATGTGACATACGCCACCGTGGGCGATGTGGCCCGTATCGCTGAGTTGCTGACAGAAGCCTGCACGTTTGCCGGTGTCAGCGTGGCGGTGGTTTCAGCATGACAACGCTACACAAAATCGAGTGGCACCCGTGGTTTACAAACCCACTCGACATGCTTGACAGTGATCGCCTTCGCACGCCAGACGGAAAGAAGGTTCGCATCCAGAAGCACACCGACTTCCGTGTCTATTTTGATGACGTGTTAGTCTACTCAGGCAGCAACGACAATTCCGCATGTTGCGCCTTCCTGAGAGACAATGACGTTAGTCAGGTGTAGGCGCCCGACCCGGCAGTGGGCCGATCCAGGTTCGCCTGCGGATCGGCAAGGTCGCCGGGCAGGAGTTGCGCATACTGACGCTGGCCCGCCGCAGCGTCACCGGAAACCAGGCGATCACGCCGGACGACGTGGCGGCGCAGATAATTCATGCGGCGTGGCTGGAGTACGACGCCGGCGTCGAGGAGGCTGGTGAGGATGCCAGCATGACAACGCTACACAAAATGTTGCGCATTCCTGAGAGACAGCGACGTTGGTCAGGTGTAGGCGCCCACCGCAGCCCCGCCACAAGGCGGGGTTCCTTTTTGCCACCCGCCTATACGTTATGTCGAATTAGCGGGGCGTCACATTGTCATGCTCCGGCGCAACCCACCCGCTACCGTCCCACGTCCAACCGTCCGGCACGTCCAACGCCGCCGATGCACCGAACAGCATCGCCTGCACCTCTAGATTGATTCGGCCGATTGTCTCTCTCGCCTTTTCGATAGCATCAGTGATGCGCTGAGGGGCATTGATTTTCTGCTCGTTCATGCGCTCACCCTCCGAACTTTGTTTAGTGTGGCCCGGTAAATCGCCGGCGTTGTAGCCTGATTCGTCATCAGCTTGTCGAACTGTTGGAGCAGTGTCAAACATGCAGCCAGATCAGCTGCCGTGATGCCCAGAGCCGCCACGTCGCCATCTGCCCATGCGCCTACATCGAAATATTCGGCTTCCAAATCAGCGGCGTTGTCTGCCGTTGGCGCAAGCGCCTGCACCGCCCTGACAATCGCCTTCGCCGTATCCAGTTTCGCCATTGCGTTCCTAGCCTCCTGTTCTGTCTCAAAAAAACGTTCCGTCAGTCCGTCAGAAAAAGCCCATCCATGCTCAGCGTCATAGTGGATGGTCAGCGCCAGATCATATAGCGGCATATCAATCTCCGATGAAATAGGTAATCTCCAGACACAAATAGTCATTGGTTGAAAATGCCGACTGTGGGCGAATGGTGCCATCGTTGGCGATGACAACTCGCACAGCGCCAGGCGTACCGTAACAGGTGAACTGCCGTGCATTCCCTGGTCGATACTCGCTGACGAGCGTGTAAATGCTGGTATTGCTGGAAATACTGCCCGATGCCTGCAAAACGCCTTTGATGCTGACCAGCGTTCCGAAGCGCTTGACGCCAAATGCCGTGTTGCCGCTGCCGTAGTTATTCCACCCGCCGCCCGGCGTCAGGGCGCTCCAGTCGTAACCGGTTGTGACAGCCAGGATGCGCCCGTTGACATCGAGCATCGCAGCCGGACTCGTCGTGCCTATGCCAACCTTACCGTCATACGTCGCGGCCAGTGGAGTAGAGTACACAGCGTTATTGACCACATACTCCAAGCGAAACATCGCGTCGGCAGAGTTATTAGACAACTCCCATCCGTAATTTGCCGAAGTCGACAATCGGAGTGGCACTTTTCCGCTACTCCTGTGAACCTGCAATGCAACCTGTGGATCAGACAGACCGATGCCTACGTTACCACCATCCAGGCAAATTGTAGGCGCTTTGATCGTCAACAGCCGACGCGTGACTGTGCCCGCATTATTGGAAATTGTGTTGGCTGGCATTTCAATGACAGCATCCCAGGCATGAGTGTTGTGCGGGATGCTGCCCGTGTACCACTCAACATAGTGCTGCGACGACACGTAAATGCGCAACCACTCCAGCCCAGGATAGCTGTAGTACAACGGCCCTGAGTAGATACTGTTGTATCCCCAATCAGTCGTACCCGGTTTGTCCCATAGCGAAATGCGCTGATTGATCGCTGGCAAAACTGGCGACGCACCAGGCTCTGTTGTCGGATATTCTATCGTGGTGCTTAGCTGCCGATAACCGTTGGCATTCAGCAACACATCGCCCGCACCCGCTACGAAATTGCCAGATGTGTCGCCATACCACTGCAGGGTGTTGTTGTTGTAGCCAGCAATGCGCCCGACACTGGAGTCTCGCCAGATGCGCAAGCCGGTGTAGTTGCTGCCAAGCGTACCGGTTCCCTGCCTTATTTCGCCCGACGTGCCGATGGTCATCACGCCGGCAAAATAGCTGTTGCCGGACGGATCGAGCACAATCATATCCGTCGTGTACTGCCGTAGGCGCACGCCATTCGTCGGATCGATGACAATGTTTGGCTGTCCGCTGGCATACTTGCCCAGCCCGACGCCCATCATGTTGGAGCCGTAGCCGTACAGTCCATTCAGATTGCCGATGGCCCACGCTTCCGACCAATCATTATAGCGTGATGGATCGCCCGAATTGCGTATATTTCCGACGATGGTCGGGCCGACTTGGCTCGCACTCTTTACGCCACGCACAGAGTAAAGATCGATCCACCCGCTGCCAGTGTCGCCTGTGTTGAAAATGGCGTCACCGGCGAACCACTCATTCGCCCCAGAGCCATCCAGATTGCGCGTTACGCCGTAACTGTACTCGGTTGCGCTAATCGTCACCGGGCCGGATATGATGCGCAAGAACTCTACCTTGCCATCTGCTTCCAGATAGGTAATGTCGCCATACGACACGTCAACCACACCCACCTGCATTTGATTGTGCCGCACATAAATCGTCGTGTCGCCTGTTGCCAAATCTCTCGTCAGCGTCGTGGTTGGTCCAACCAAAACACGCCCGCCAATGGTCGCACTGGTGTTTTGTGCTACCAACGTTTCGACCCACAACTCAGCGGCGTGCAGGGTCAAGTATTTTTTCGACAGCATGCCCAGATTGATGTCGTAATTTGTTGCGGGCAGTACATCGTTCCCCACTGGATCGATGGTGATGTCTCCAGCAGGCTGGAGCGTCAGATTGCCCGCCGCCGTATCCAGTAGCGGCGAACGCAACCTGTCCGACGCAACCAGGCGCACCAGTGACAGATAGCCACTGGCGTCACTTGCCAGAATCGACGCCGCTGCCCCTGGATTGCTGCTGCTTGTGACTGCGTGCGTGTGACTGCCGCTGGCGCTGTTGGTTGAGGATACTGTCAGCGTGCCAGGTGTCGTCAGCGCAACATCATCAGCATTGACGGTGATACCGTTGCCTGCACCCACGGCAAACACGCCGGCACTGTGCGTCAATCCAGCACCAGCCAAGCCGCTTAGATTTTGCCAAGCTGCCGCCGTGCCGCTACCCGTACCGATGTACTGGTAATTAGCGCCCGTTGTGATCCCAACGGTGTCAGCGCCCACTGTAATCAGCGTGCCAGCACCGACGTTCAGCGTTAGGTCACTCGACAACGCACCGCCGCCTGTTAGCCCGCTGCCAGCCATGACGGTGCGAGTTGTGCGCACGACGGTCGAATCAACGGCAACAGCATCAGCCGCAACGCTGATGCCTGAGCCTGCGACAACATCCAACGTAGTACCTGTCAGCGTCAATCCGTCACCCGCTACCCAATCCACTGGCGTACCGGAACCAGTCACGCCGATGATGTTGGTTGAGCGATTGACTCGCCTACTGTCGATGATGCGTTGCGCTTGTCGTTTCGGCATTCTCTACGCCGCCTCATCCAACCATAGCGTGTCGGCTTCGTGAACGTAGAACGTCCCGCCCGGTGCGAGCCAGTCCACGCTATCTAAATCCAGCGAACCGTACCCCGTGCCGTCCGTGGACAGGCTAGTGTCATCATACACGCTTGCCGGGTCTTTGAGCGTGGCGGCTGTCGAGCCTGCACGGATGTAATGCAGGTAACGCTTCGTTTTGCGCAATGTCCACTGAGGATGATCCACCGTCTTATACGTGATGGCATGATGCCACGGTATCACGTCCGTAATCGCCTCGACAGCATCCAGCACGGTTTTGTACTTATTGAGGTTCGTCGCATTTGGCAACGTGTCGCCGTGTGACCAGGTTGGTGCATAGCCTGCCGGAACCGTGCCGGATTCGTAGAGGTCTGTCAGCATTGCGGCGCCAGACTGATTTCTGAACTCGAATGAGTACCAGTTACCAACAGCAGGCCCGCCGCTTACGCCAGTCAGGTCAATCTGCACGGTGATTCCGTTGCCCGTGGTTTCTTCGTTATAGACTGACGTGCCGTTGACCAGGAGCCGATTGCTTGCGTCCCCACTGGCATTGTATGCCACATTCAGGTAACGCAGGCGTCTTTGCAACGTAAACGTGGTAGAGGTCGTCACACGATACAGGGCTGGGGACGGTGACACGATGATAGGCGCCAGTTGCGTGATGGCTGTGCCGATAGTGTTGAGTTGCGCCGCCGTGGGCGTGTCAGTTGCCCCCCAACTGTGGGGCGACGTGTACGTGCCGCCCGTCACCGCCGACGATAGTTGGTTGCTTTCAAACACGTTGAGCGTGTTCGTGCTGGCATTGTCCTCATCGGTGTAGCGCACTTCTACACGGTAGAAATCGCCCACGGCAGGCCCGCCGCTGATGCCAACCAGGGACGTATTGTGCGTGTAGCCTGCTGGACGCAACGTTTCGTCACTCCAAATCTGTGTGCCGTTGACGAATATCTTTGTCGTTGCAGCATCGCCGCTAGTCTGGTAGGTGACGTGCAGGTAATCCCACTTGCGCCGCATCCAGTACGTGTTGTCGTTTCCGGTGCGGTAGAAGATGCCTGTCGGTGCCTGTGATGCACCTTGCAGCGCATTAGCGCATTCGGTAAGCGTATTCAGCATGGATGCAGACAACAATGCACCCGTGACGAACGTTGGCGGTGATAGCGTAATCATCAGTAAAACAGCCTCCGAGTGCTACCAAGCGCATGTGTGCCGATGATGAAATAGTTGTTGTCGTGAGCGAACACGTTAGCCGCATGCACCGCTTCCAAGTCCTGAGTAAACCCGTTTTCGTCCAACATCCAACGGATGCCAACCACGTAGCAGGCAACCGTACTCGACATGATGCCATAGGCGCCAGTGTTGTCTATGGTAATCCTGTCGCCAAGTCGCCGGTCTGGATTGCCCGGTGTGCCTATCAGAAAAAACGTCAGGCGTGGATACTCTGACACATCCAGCACACGTTGTGCTAGTGTCTGCGCTTGCGGCATTGATTGAATATACGGATTGCCGCCGACACGCCGATTCCGATTGATGCGCCCGGCGAAATAAGCCGAGTTTGCCCCGTTTGCTGCGCTCGTCCTGGTGACTTCCTGCTCAGGCCCGCCGATGACAGGTCTGCCGAGTATGCGCAGTTTCGTGAGGTACGCCGTCACCGTGCCAGTGTTGGCGATGACCAGTGTTGCACGCTGCGCCTTGTAGGTTGGCGTCACCGTGACGTTGGCAGTTGCACTTGCCCCGCCTGCGGTACGTGCGGCAAAGTCAATCGATGATACCGTGTAGACAGGTGCATCGAATCTCGCCGTGACGGTTTCTGTTTTGCCAGGTTGCACGGTGACAATTGACTCAGACTCCCAAACCACGTCAACGCCGCCAACGATGCGGGGTGATGCCTCTACCGTGACTTCGTTGTACAGGTCAGTGTCATCGTAGGCGAATTCCATGCGTTGCCACGATGCAGGCGTATACGTCTGTTGGCTTGTCGTGCTGCGTGTCTCTGTCTGCCATGCCGCCATGTTTTCGTACCGGAATGCGCCGCTATGGTCAGCGTAGAATCTGCCACCGCACGCAGCAGCCAGAAGCCACATTTCTTCTAGCAGACTCTCGTCATCCATCCACGGGTAGGGAATCAGGAACAGCCCGCCATCCAGATCAAGGTTGTCAACTGTGAAACCGTTATCCGGATCGGTAATCCAGTTGAGCATGATTCCCGCCTCAGTGTCAGGCGAGTTCACGTCAGAATAGAACAAACTTTGTGAGGATGACCAACGCCGATTGAGCAGCAACTCGTCCCACGTCCGACAATCGAATGTCACCGTGCTAGTTTCGTTCCACGTTGGAGCCTGAGCCGCAGGCAGTTTCAGCACGCCATAGAAGATGGCGTAGTCGTTGCTGCCATTGTCAATCGACACGTACAGGCGGCATTTGCGCATGTAGCTTCCACCGTTGGCGATGTCGGCGTAAATTGCGCTTGACGAGTTGAGCGGCGAATACCTGCCATCATGGTTGGCAAGCGTGACCGTCATCTGTCCAGTGATGCCTGCTCCACCAACCAGTGACGAAAACGGAGCCGCATAGCGCACGTCACCCTGCGCACTGATGAACCGTGACGATTCGTCGGTGTATGCGCCGTTGCCATCCCAATCGACCTCAAACGTGGTGACAATGTTACGTGCCATCGCCTACACTTCTTCCAAGTACAACGTGACTCTCCACCTCAGCGAACCGCCGCCCTGCATGAATGAGTCCATTGTCATGCCTGGCGAGTCAGGGTCACGATTGACGTTGTATGTCGTATTCGTCGGTGACAGGAATTGTGCGTAGCCATCATCGAGCCAGGCGTAGGCGGTGACAAGCGTATTTTTGTCCGAGTCGGTCAGCCCAGGCCAAGTCAGGCGAAACTTACGCTTGGCGTTGGCTGACACCAAGTCAATTGTCACCGTGCCATCTGCCATGCGCCGCATCCCGCCACGATATGCGATTGTTTCGCTGTAGCCATCTGCCGCTGCAACGTGCGGGAGCAGCGTGTAATGCGTGTTGATTGTGCCTGCGACGTTACTGCCGATGCGTGGTTGTGTTGCCATTACACAGCCCCCCCTGTTGCGCCTGTCCTGCCGCCTTGCATGGCGATTGCCGCCTGCACGCCTGGCGTCACCGCTGCAATCAGCACGGCAATCAGCCCGCCCGGTACGTTGCCGGAGACAGCAGCAAGGAATCCGCTGCCCCATTGCGCACCGTAACTCTGGCCCGCCACGTAGATGGCTTGCAGATTGTCCTCAGCGCCCAACTGCGTGGCTAGTGCCGCTACCATGCGTGCGCCAACGTCGCCGGCTGTGACAGCCGACACAGCACCATCGCCAAACACAGCGCCGATGCCTTCCGTGCTACTGCCACCGCCGAGTACTGACGACGCTGCACTTTGCGCTTGCTCCAAGCTAATGCCAAGTTCGCCCGCCAACTCTGTAGCGATCTCTGTCGCCAGTGATGCCATGTTGGACTCACCAAGCAACGCACGTTTGACGAGTTCCTTCGCTCTGGACTTGTCGAGCAACTCAGGACGTAACCCCGCCTCGAAGTCCTTGAGGATTTGCGCAGCCGCCTGCTTTGGGTCGCCTGCCGTGCTGATTTGCTCCCAAATCTCTGGGAACGTATCACGGATGTACGATGTCCAGGGCGATTCAAACCCACGCACGGCAATGTCAGCAAGTCGGCGTGCAGGTTCCTCGACTGCATCCTCACGTCCGAGGATGTCACCAAGATTGATGCCCGACTTCAGCGCACCGGACAGCACAGACTTGACACGGTTGGCGAGGTCGTTGAGTTCGCTGTCAACGCCACTTCCGCCACCGCCCCCGCCGCCTGTCATCTGGCTAATCAGGTCAGCGGCGATGCCTCTGCCGCCGATGCCCGCTTGCCGCTGTGCCAGTTTGCCGCTAATGCTGCTGAACTTGCCCCCCGCAAGCCCGCCTGCGCCTGCACCCCTGCCCATGCTGGGCAGTCCGCTAGTCGGGTCGAAGTCGAGTCCACGGAAGCCTTCACGGAAGCCCCGTGTGTTTGGTCTCCATCCGCTTTCGGCTTGCATGGCACGGATCGAGCCGCTAACGGCATTCGTCCAACCAAGTACATCCCTCAGCATGGCGATTAGTGCCTGCCCTGCCGGAATGCCCGCAAGCAATCCGCCGCTCACGGAATCGCCCATCTCAGGCCCGGCGCTGATGACGTTCCCAATCTCGCCAATCAGCACGTCAAGGATTGCCGCCAGGTCGTCACCCGCTACGCCGGATGCTTCCAAGTCAACGATGATTTTGGCAAGTCCCGCCTCGACACGTTTCATGCCTTCCAGACTAGCGTCAATGTCGCCAGTCTCGCCAAGCATCTTGGCAAACAGGCCATCAGCGCCGGACTTGCTGACCATCTCCGCTGCACGTTGGAACGCCGATGACAGGTTGTCTACAGGCGTTACCGCTTCCTCAATTGCGCCGGTTGTCTCTGCGATGATGGGCAGAAACACCTGCATTGCGCCGCCCGTAACGCTGATTGCTTGCGCTAGACGTTCCTCTAGTTGCGCAATGTACCTCTCAGTGTCGGCTATCTGCTTGTCAATGGCTGCGGTATTTGCGGAGATAATGCCAGACACGTCAACGCCCGCTGGCACATCGACAAACGATTCATTCGCAATGTTGGCACGTTCGGCCTGCAATCGTGCCAGTTCGCCCCGCACTCTCTCCAGTTCCGGTGCGACAATAGACTGGGCGAAAGGTTCTGATGATTTCCTGTAGTCTGCGCTCTGGTTCAATCCAGAACTGACAGACTGCAAAAAAGCGGCAATTTCTGCCGCCCGTGCATCTAGGAATGGAGCAAGCGACTCACCCAGTGACTTCTGGAAATTCGCCCACGCCGCATCCAACTGCGCAAAACCCTGCCCCGCTAGATTCTGCGCCTCTGAGTTGGCGTCACCCATCAGACTAGCGGAGGATGCAATCACGGAGTTGACCAACGCCTGCTTGCGCTCAGCGTCGGTCAGCGCAGCGGCAGATTTTCCGAGCGTGGCGGCGTAATCGGCTGTTACCTGCTCAAGATTGACGGTGATGCCGAGATTGTCCAGGATAAGCGGAGACATGCGACCCAGGCCGGTCACAATGTCATTGAATGCCTGCGTGCTGGAAATGCCCATTGCCCGCCCGCGCGTGGCGGCAATCTGCAACAGGCCGGACATTTCCTCTGCCGTATCAGCCACGCCAAGCAATGCCGCTTTGTTGGCCGCAAGCATCAGGTCATAGTCGCTGATCATCCCACGGGAGGCACTGCGCAGGGATTCCAGAATGGCAGTAGCGTTGGCAGCGCCGCCCTGCACTTGCTCAAAGCTGGATTTGAGCGCAAGCGATTGAGCGCCCATCTTGGCGAGTTCGACAGTTGCGCCGGCAACCTGCGCACCAAAGGCGACAAGGCCCGCAACACCGAGAGCCTTGCCCATTGCGCCAAGTCCACCCGCCGCCGTACCCGCTACCTTGTCGAGTCCTGCAATGTCCTGCTGTACTCGCTTCAGCGTGGGCGATGCGGCATTCCGCGCATTTACTTTTATGTTAATGTCTTGGCTAGGCATCGTCTATCCCCATCAGCCTGTCATGATGGCGAATCATGCGCCATTCGTCGGCGCTCAGTGCGTCGGGCTTTAGCTTGTCGTCCGCTACCAGTTGCCGCCGTGCTTCTACTTCACGAATGCGGCGCACCTGTAGCGCCCGTGCCAGCCTATGCACATCCATGCTGTCAATCTGTGCAAGCGTCAGCCCTGGCAATGCTTCGAGCAGGTAGTTGTCTACGAGCGCTTGCGGCGCAAGGCGTATCAGGTCGTTGACTTGTCCGGGTCTGCGTTCGTCGTCCCCGCCGCTTGCGCTTCGACGTAAGACTTCAATGACGCCCGCAGTATCGTTTCCCCCAGGCTGCCAACTCTTGCCCGTTCCTGCACGCTCACAGCAAGAATCCAGTTGAACGTGCGCACATCTAGCTCTTGCCAGCGTTGCGTGAAAGCGTCTGGCGTAGATACAGAATCGCCGTCAACCGTGCGGAGGTCAACGGCGATCATCTTACGCCCAACGAATGCCATCAGGTCAGCATCGCCCAAGCTATCCACCTGGCGCAATTCGGCATAACTCCACACGTCGCCAAGCTCGACATAGCCGGATAGACCGTCAATGGTGCAATCGTAGCGTTGTGGCATTACCCCTCCAGTTCGGTAGAGGTTGATTCCATGTTGGTCAGCTCGAAGATGGGGCGACTCCAGTTGAAGTTTAGAATCAATTGCTCATCATCCTTCAGCTTGCTAATCGCCTCATACCATCCTGCGCTCAGCTTCTTGGGCACAAAAGTTACGTCAACAGTCAATGCATCACGTGCATCTATGTTGATACGCATCGATTGCACCAAATTAGCCGGAATGCCAAGCAACTCACAGATTGCTTTGCCGTATGCGTTGCTACGTTCCGCCATGTTGCCTCCTTATGCCGCCGTGCGAGTCGGTGCGCCGCTGCAAGAGAACGTCACCTGCCCCACATGCGCAGCGCCTACTGCATGGGTGCGAGTGTACGACGTGATTTCAGCGTTGCTAGTCCAGGTGTTCGTGACGGTTGTCGTGCCGTCCGTGAACGTGTGCACCAGCGTGCGCTTTGTGCCATCTCCGACATACGGCGCAATGTAGCCGTCTAGTGTCGGCGTGATGACAAGATCGCCCGTGATCTGATACTCCACGCTGTCGGAAACGGATACCTTTCCCGTATCGCCCAACGTGGTCACGTCGATGCTTTGCCCGTTCATGCTGTACTGGATGTTAGACAAAAACCCAGTCAGCGCATTGCTATTCCAAGTCAGGGTAGTATTTCCCTGAGACTTAAACCCTGCCATTGTCGATCCTCCTAGTTGTAGTACGTTACGCCATCAACGCAAGCGATGGCGTGAACCGTCCAAGATGTAGCGCCGCCCAGGTCGGTGACATTCAGGCGCACGTACTGATTGACTGTACCCGACAACGTAAGCGAATAGTCACCGATGCCGGAGAAGGTGAAAGTACCTTCACTGGCATACGTGCCGCCGCTTGTCGTTGCGCTCTCAATGTCAATGTCGGCATTCGTACCCGTTCCACCTTCAGCCGTGACGTGCAGATACGCATACCCGCCAGCACTGCCCGCCGCACCGAGGTCTATCGGTGTCGTTGTGCCTGTCGCTGACACCGTGCCAGAGTAGATACAGATTCCGTGCCTGAGTCCTACTGTGCTGCTGAATTGAGCGTTGACAGTCATCACGCCATCAACCGGGAAATCTAGCGCCAGCGTAGACGCCATTGCAGATGGCAACACGTCAGCAGGTTGTCCCGTGTAGGTCGATGACTCAGAGAAAATCCGGCTTACCGTGTCGGCTGTCGTGAAGGTGTCCCGTGCTACCTTCTCCCATGTGCCGGTGTCCGTTGCGCTTACTGTCGTATAGCCGTTGATCGCAATCGTTGAGGATGGCGGCATGACGACATACTCTTTGCCCGTTGCCTCAAGTGGCGTCGTGTCTTGCCGTTCCGCTTCAGTCGTCACGGTGACGCTGCTCGTTTGACTAGACATCACGAAGCCGCCCACAAGCACACGTGTAAATCTCGCATTACCTGCCATGTGCTAATCTCCTATCGTCACCGTTTCGATCACGGTAACGGTCATGTTTGCCACCAACCACGATACGGAGTTGATGGTTGTCAGCCCTGGATCAACGGTGAACGTAGCCGCTTCACTGTAGTTGAGCGTGTAGCCCGTGCCATCCGCCGCAACCAACGCCAGCAGCGCAGCAGCGCCGACATCTCTAGCTCGCTGCATGGTCGTTGCCGGTTTGCCGTCGTGCTTTACCCAGAACTCGACCGGGATGCGATGTGTGGCCACAATCTCATTGATGCCCAACGTATCCCACTCGAACGATGACGCAAGCTCGAATGCTGGCGACAACGCCGCTACGCTTTTCGTAGTGATTGCTGGCGTGAAGTCGGTTGAAGATGTTGTGTCCACATCCGCCACGCCAGCATCGATTGCACTCAGGATGGCGTTGACAATCGTTGTTGGCGATGTCATTCGAACACATCCTCATCCGTGTCCAGGTCGGCGTAACCGTCGATCCTGCGCAGTTGCAGCGTTCGCACTCGACGCCTGCCAGCGTTGACGCCTGTGGTTGCCACACTGGACACGCCAAGCGATGACAGGTCTGAGGATGCAATGCTAGTGAGTTCGGCGTTGAACCGCTCCAGCATCACGTCGCTTCTGTTCTCTGCCTCGCCGTTGGCGCTATCCAATCCTCTGGCCATGATCACATGTGCAGCGCCGTACAGGTTTGCCAGCGCGGTTAGTTCGGCGTGAACTGTTGCAGTACTGACAACAGGAATGGAGTAGCCAGCAGAAGACAACGCCCGGTCAATCCGCGCGCTGCCCTGTGCCAACCACTCCGTAACCTGTGCGCTTGTTGGCGTGCTCGTTGTGCCGAGCGTGCCTGCCACTGGAACCAGAGCAGACACGCCTGCAACGCTACCGTAGGCCATGTTAGTTGTTGCTCTCGCCGGTCTGAATCCACGACGCACCGTAGAACACGAATGAGGCGGTATCCCATTGCGCTAGACTCACGTCACCGCCGAAAATCTGCCCGGTCGTGTCCTGAATCAGAATCGTCGTATTCGCCGTGTTGATCAGCGTCAAGTGCTGGCCGGATTGACCTGCCGCTAATGTCGCCGTGACATTGCCGCCGGATTCCAACATCTGCAATGTGCCGGTTGGCGTGATGATGCCGCCATCGGAAACACTGATTGCCGTGCGGGGTGCGATGGCAATGTCAGCGCCAAATGACGCATCGCTGGACACGCTGAGCGTAGTGGATGATGTGCCGCCCGCCACGTTGACGCCGCTCGTGAACGTCGCCGTATCCGTCACGGTCAGCAGTTTGGTGACAACCCACGTGAAGTTGGTTGCCACCGCCTGAGCATTCACGCCGACAACCAGAGCCAGAATCAGCACGGTTGCGACGATGACCGAAGTCATTAGGTTACGCATCATGCCTCCTAGCTGGCAGTGCCATCAGCCCAGACTGCGTTGTTGACGTAGCGGGTCGTGCCATTCGTCCGGTCGGCAACACCCACGCCGAACTCAGTGAAGAACATCATATACTGCAACGGATACACCGCACCCGCACCAGAGCGCGGGTCTGGGAACGCCTGAATCGTCGGGCGTGGCGGCGCACCCTTCTGCACACGGATACGCAGAGGATTGCGCTGCGAGTTAGCGCCGTACGACTTCCACGCAAAGCCGTAGTACTGAGGCACGCCAGGGACGACCCAGATTTTGCAATCGTGAATCGTGCCGATGGCGTAAGCTCCGTTGGTCAGGTAGGTTGGACCAAACGAAGCCAGGTCTTGCGTGCTGCCATAGGTGACAAGGTTGCGTGCAGTCGGTACGAACCCGGTCAGACCTTCTACGGTCGTCTGGTCGCTGATGCCGATGATGAACTCGTATGGCGGCAGATGCCCATGCTCCAGTAACTCGGCTTTCGCATCCTGGAACACCGCCGCCGTGAACACACCGCCGGCAATCGGAACATAGTGCTCATGCGTGCTAGTAAACGTGTTGCCACCGTAAGCGGGCGGCGTGAAGTCGACATCGGTGGATGCGGCGGTCGTGGCAAAGCCAGGCGAATAGCCCGACGTGCCTAGCCCGTTCGCAGCGCCGCTGTCATCGCCACGCTTCAGCAAGCGAGTCAGCAACTCGACACGGTATTTGTCCCGGACATCCTTCACGGCATCCTGAATGTCCGCCTCGATCTGCATCATGCGAGCCTTGCGCAGATAATCCCACGTCCAGCCCAACGCACGATCAAACGCCTTGAGCGGCAACATGTGCCCCTGCGTGTCAGCACGCTTGGGGTCAGGTCGCCCGTACTCAGTGAACAATTCCATGCCGTTCGACGTACCAACCCGGTATTCCAGGTCAGGCTGGTCAGTGTAGGACACCAGCGCAGACCAGATCGGGTCGTTGTACAGTTCGCCAGAAACAGCGGTCAATGCGCGGTTCAGCGTCAAAACGACAGAAGCGAATGAGGTGCCGTCCTGCAATTCGTACTTGCGCAGTTCGGTCGCATCCCAACCGCTCAGCATAACCAGTGACGTAGTGTCACGCGGCCCAAGTGACATAGTTGTATCCTCCCTTAACTGCGGTCGATGAACTCAGGACGCACAAAGAGCACCGTAGCGGATTCTGCAATCCCCACGAGTACATCTTTCGTCCCTACGGATTCCGACGGTTCGCCCGCCGTGTCGCTGGCGTAGATAAGACTGCCCGGCGTGGCGTCGAGCAAGCAAACGACAGCGCCGTGCGTCACAACGTCAACCCGCTGACCAGAAACAGCCGCCTTGATCGCAATGCCAACCACGCAAGCCGCCGTAAAGTCTGTTGTGTTTGCCGGGTCAACGTAGCCATCCGCCATCAAAGCGACAATCTCACCCGCTGCGATGGTAGCGCCAGCGGTGAAACGCCGAACAACAGCCCCATCGAGCGGCTTGATTAGTTCGGCTGTGGTATTTCGCCCAAAAGCCATTGTGTTACCTCCAGATGATTAGGGTAGATAGCGCCAGTCAACGCCCAACCGTGCAGCAAGTTCTTTCTTCTCTGCTTCGCTCATCCCCACGCCAGTTGGCGCTGCCCCGTTGCCGGTTCCGCTGTTGATGTTCGGTGCGGCCGGCTTCGGCAGCGCTGCCATAAGCTCCTTTGCATCCGCCTCGATTTCTTCCAGCGTTTCACCCTGCAACCGGTTTGCGAGTGCTTGCGGCATGTTGAGCTTCCCGGCAACTTCCCGCTTGATGCTGGCAATCTCTGCCGCTTTCAGGCGTGCTTCCGTGTCTGCGATGCGCTTCTGTGCCGCCTCGTAGAGTTCACGGAATTTGCCCTGTTCCTCTGCCGCCTTGCGCTCCGCATCTTCACGTGCTTTGGCTGCCATTGATTCGGCTTTCGCCTTCTCTTTGTTCAGCCGCTCCGTAATGATGCGGTCAACGTCCGCTTGTGTGAATGTGCGTTCTGCTTGCGCCGCTACCGGCTGAGTGTCGCCCGCCGTAGGCTGGTCTGGCGCTGCCTGTGTTTCGTTGGCGTTGGTTTCGTCTGTCATTTGCTCCCCGCTTTTGCCGTCCGGTTGACGTGTGGAAATAAAAAAGGCGCACCCCCGGATTTCTCCGAGATGCGCCGTGTGTCACTGTTTCACGCCGCCATAGCAGGTATGATGTCCTGCCGTGCGTTATGTGGTTGCGCTATGAATTATGTAGCTGTCTCAGTTTAGCACATTATGCTTACAGTTTCAATAGTCTAATCAATCTGACTATCGCCGCCTGTCACCTGTTGCTCCAACTGCACGTCACTGCGTTTCCACCGTCCAACTGAGCCAGCACTTTAGCCGAGCGGTCGTAGATGCGACACCGTGCGCCGCCGTCGATTGCCGCCACGCTGACGACGAACAATTCCCCACTCGGTACAGTCGTCACTCCATGCCGCACGCCGTAGGACATTTCCGTTTTGGTCTGCCCTACCAGACTCAGCGTCACCACGTAATCGCCATTGCCGTACACTTCCACGACCACGGCGTCAGGCCCACGCAGGGCGGCATCCACGATGTAGCGTTGACGTTCGCTGAGTGCGGTAGAATCTGGCGACGCTACCGCACTCTCAGCAGACAAGAGGGTGAGGAATGAGAGGATGATAAAAACGAAGATCGCTTTTGCTTTCACGGTATCAACTCCTGTTTTGCAAACGTTGGTTGACACCATTGTAGCGCAAAAGATTGACACCGAACGATAGACATTTGTCTATCCTTCCAGCTTGCCCACGTTCTGCACGCTCCACTTTACGCCCGACTCGTCAATGACAAGCACCAAGTTGTACACCCCTGGCGCTAGACTCAAGAGTCGCAATATCAGTTTGTGAAACAGGTTCGCCCGCTCGCCCATGTCGTCACCTGCCGAATTCCTCCCGAAGCCGCCTGTCAAAGTAGCGCTGAATCGTCGGCGTCGTGCGCCGTTGCACTTCCTGAGCGGTATTGCTCCATCTGCCTCTGTGGATGGATGCTTGCTGCGTCTGGTCTTGCACCAGTCGATTGTATGGCGCTGTGTTGCCACTGCTGACAACCTCGCCAGTAATCTCATTCCCTTGTCCGCTGATACGCCGAAACCATGACGCCCGTAGCGTGTTGGTGCGCTTGTACGTGCTACCGGCACGTTGCGGCGGGTACGTCTGCATCTGGCGGTGAATGAGCACCGTTGCATCTTCCATCGCCGCCCGCATTGCCCGATTGATGCGTAGCGGAGCCTGCTGCAAGTAGCCGATGACTTGGCGTGACTCAACCTGGATGATGACCGTTGTCATGCTGCCCCCACTAGCGTATCAACCACGTTCGTTTGTCGCCGTGCGTCCCGTTGCGCCTGCTGATACTGCGCATAGGTTTCGGCATTCCACTGATAGCGCTCCTCACGTGGCAATGGCGTCTCCAACGTTGCGCTTGTTTCCTCGATTGCCCTGCACCGGCAGTTTGGATGCGCCGGAATCGATGCGCCGTTCGGCCAGACCCGTTGTGCCTTTGGTACGGTGACTGTATGATTTGGCCCACAGATGGGACATACGATTTCATCTGCCGCTGTCGCCCAACGTAGCGCAACGATGTACGGATTAGCGTTTGCCGCCTGATACGTTGACTCGTAATAGATGCGAGTCGATTCCGTCACGGCGATGCGCTCAGCCCGTACAGCGCCGAACGTTGGTTCAATGGCCCGTATCAGTTGCGGAAGCCCCTCGGCGTAACCTGCTGTTTCCAACTCGCCACGCTGCCACAGGTTGAAGATGCGCCCAAACTCGGTGCGTGAAAAGTCGTTCAGATTCGGAATGCTGCCAAGCGCCTCTATGTCAATGTTGGTGTAGTAGTCCTCAACCCAGTTGATGACTGCCTCATTGACCGCTTCCCACATGTCAACAGCGCCGCCGCTTACAATGCTTACAATCGCCCGCTCTTGCGCAATTTCGTACAATGCCGGTTCGATGCTGCGAAAGAATGCGGCATCCTCCCGTCGCCAGAACTCAGCAAGTTGGCGTGCTGTCGGTCTACCGTTCCCGGCGTCAACCAACTCCAAGAGCCTGTAACGCTGTGCGTCGAGTCCGCCGGTGAACGCCTGCAACAGCGTAGTCTCTGCCCACGCCTGCGCTTCGTCTGGTGACAGGTTGCGATTGATGCGCTGTGCGGTTTGGTTGTCGATGATGCCAAGTTGCACAAGTGCGGCTAGTAGCTGGTTCACGACTAAACCTTTGGCAGATTCAAATTATCATCGATTGCATTTGCCAGCATACGGCACTGATCACGCAATAGAGCCCACGAACGCCACTGACTTTTGGTCAGGTTGTGCAGAGTTGCATAAGCCGCAAATGCCTCTGGGTTGGCGATGTATGACAACAAATTCGTCATTGCATTGACGAATAACGCAGGATTGGCGTCTGCTGGATTGCCCAAAAACACAGCGAGTCCATGCAAAATGTCAGCGATGTAGCCATCTTCGGTTTCAAATGAGTATTTCATTGTTTCGCCTTTCGTGGTCGCCCACGTTTCACCGGCACAACATCCGGCACTTGCTCTGGTTCCGGTTCCTGCTCACGGAAAGCAAATGGCACGTAGTCATCCGTCAGACTCCAACCATCAGCCAACATGCGCCGCACTTCCGATGGTGCGGTCACGATCACTTCGTCGCCATCACGGTACAGTGTTACCGGTTCGCTCATTATTCCCTCCCTGATTCCCGTTCTGCGTTGTATCTGCCGGTCGTTGCGCCTGTAGCCCTGCACGCCGCAATGCCTCAGACACGTTGGCGATCTTCACCGCCTCATCACGCCGCTTGTCTGCCTTCCAACCTGCGATGTCCGTTGGCGTGAAGCCCAACACCTGTTGCCAGATGGTGTTATCCGGCACGCCAAGAGCCTGGTACATTTGCCCGATTTGCGCCTGGGCTAACTCATTGCGCACGTTGGCGTCAGTCCACACGGTTTGGATCATCAGCGGGTCAACTTCTGGCACGCCGGAGCCGAACGTTTTCGCCAGTTGGTAGGCCATCGTAAAGGCATCCTCCCACGCCTGCCCGAACGTTAGCTGGCGCTCTTGCGCACGCTTGACTAGTCCGCTCTCAAGTTGCTTGAGAGCCTCACCGCTTGGCACGTCGCCGCCGCCCACGGGACGCAGGTAATACGCTGGCGTGCGTGAGACGCCGGCAACAGCCTGGACAATCGTCCACATGGTTTCAATCATCGGTTGCAGGTTGGATGCGTCAATCCGCTTGACAGTGCCATTGTCTACCTCAATCGCACGCCCCGGACTGATGCGAAACTCGTCATCACCTTCAATGTCGGCATCGTCCTGCTGCACAGCGCCAAATGCACTGTCGCCAGAATACTCGATTGCAACCACCGGAAAGCCGTTCGTGTCGGCAGCCGCTATCAGGTCAAGCCACGTTTTGTTCAGTGCGTTCTGTAGCCCGATAATCTGCTCAATCTCACTGCCGCCAGGGTTGGCAAACTCAATCACTGGAATGCCAAGCGGCGCACCTGTCGAGTCAACCCAGGGCAGCGGCCACGTTGGATCGCCAACATCCTGGAATGGTTCCCAGTTGCCCGTTTTGCTCATGATGTATTTCCTGATTTCGCCTGGCAGGTAAATCGTTTTGCGTTGCTTGCCAGTTTCGCCAGGATTGAGCGGGTCGAACGTGTAGAAGTAGCGACTGGCATGCAGCACATTGTCAGCATCTTCCGGGTCACGGTGTAGCATGATGCCCGGTTGCAGGTCGCCAGCATCGACACGATGAACGATGAACTTTGGTCGATTCTGCGCAGCGTCCCAATCGACAATCACGTAAGCCTTGCCATCCCTAAGCGCACGCCGATACAGCGTAATCTGTGCAGCATCCGTGCGGCTTGACTTCCACCACTGCCAGAACATCGCTGCAAGTTGCGCCGATGGTTGCGGATTGTCCTGCATGGTTGCATCGGCGGCGGTGTCATCGTTCACCGTGAAACCGCTCACATCAAGACGTTCCCGCAACGTGTCCACGATGGCACGCACCAGGTTGTGCGCAAAGGTAAATTCCGTATCCTCTACCAGTGCGCCCAGGTACTCCTGTTGGCGCTTGGTCAGCATGATCGGATGTTCGCCCTTGTAGTAGTCACGCAGCGCACGAACTTTTGCCGCCTCATTCGCTTGGCGGTCAACAATCCCCTGCATGTGGATAAAACGCTCAAGTTGCACCGGCGACAATGCCATAATGTCAATCATGCTCAGTATTCCTTTGCCCTTGCCCGTTTTCGTTGCGCAGCCGTCGCTCCGTGCCAACTCAGCGCCAGACTCATAACACAATCGTCGTGCATAGAATCGGGCGCACTGTAGCGCACCATGCCGCTTTGCAATCGTTGCACTTCATACGCCTGCAACTCGGCTATTAACGTGGCGTCGTTCAGGATGCGGATGTTGCCCTGCTCAAACGCCGCCGCGAGTGATTCGATGATGTCGGCTTTTGTGGCGTTCGTCGTGGTGAAGTCCCGCACGGGTAGACCCATCCTGCGCAGTTCGTCATTGTTCGGCTTGCCCATTGCGTTCGCTTCGGCAATCACGCCCGCCACGTTGAAGCGGTCGCACGCCGCCTTGATGCGCTGCCTCTGCATGGAGTAGTCCACGCCGTTGTAACGGTCGATGTAGACTAGCTCCCTTGTGTTGGCGTCGATGATGGTCAGCACGGTGAAGTCGTAGGACAATGCCCAGTCTAGCCCAGCCACGTAGGTCTTGTCACCACGCCTGCCCTCTGCCGGCGTTGCCGTTGCGCACTCGTTGATGCGCCGGAATAGCGAACCATCATCGACAAATTCGGCCATCCATTCTTGGCGAAACGTGCGTTCAGGTACTTTGTCCTTGACTTTCTCAAACGCACGGCGAATCGTCGGCATGGGATTATCACTGGTTGGAGATGTCCAACTGCGCTGCTCCCTGTTTGCCGACTGCCCACGCACCCATTCAGTAAAAAACCAGTTCTTGCCCCGTGGCGTGCTAATCAGCACAGCGTCACCGTCATAGTCGGCAAGTGTCGGCATGATGGCATCTGTCCATGCGTCCTCGCCTATCTTCGCCGCTTCATCGATAACAACCAGGTTGAACGCCTCGCCACGGATTGAATCGATGTTGTCGCCAGAGTACAGCCCGACAAACCCGCCTCGCCGTGTCTCTATGGTGCGCTCTGCCTTGTGAATGACGACCCGCTTATGCTTGGCGTCATCGGCTACCGCCATCTGCAACCAACGCCACATGGGGCGAGTGTTCTTATACGTAGGTGCAACCCACGCCACCCGCCCATGCTGTTGTAATGTCAAGCCGACAAGCACGCCACCTAGCACGGTTTTACCCCAACGTCTCCCCATCGATAGCACTTTGACCTTTGCTGGGTCACTCGCTATCTTCATCTGATCCCGGCGCAACCGTGGTAAGTCCATGTCTATAGTCCACTACTCGAATCGGAATATCATCGCCGTTTGGCCCACTGATTTCCGTCCTCTGCTCATATCGTTCGATGTATCCACGATGCTTTGCTTGCGTCTTCAGGAAGAAAATAATCGCCGTGTTGTCGCCGCTGTTGATGTTCTGGTACAGCCTGCCCTCGGCAATGTCAATCATCGATTCCCGTGCATCCGTGACGGCTTGCTTGCACATGGCGTAGCGTTCCATGTAGTTGCGCACAGTCTGGTCAGAACACTGTAGATTCTTGGCAGCGACTGACACGAACCCCTTAGCGGCAGTCAGTGCGGCCGCTACCTGTTGTGCTGTGTACCTGTCTGTTGCCATGTTTTTATTATCCCAAATATCCCAAATAGCTTGACATACTTGATTTTATATGATAAAATCAAGTACATGTCAAGACATGGAGGGAATCGCCCAGGTTCGGGGCGAAAATCCCTGTCATCTGAACCAACAGCAGTATTGAGCGTGACAATACTACGTTCGCAGCACGAATGGCTATCACGTCGGACTGTCAACATATCTCAATTTATCCGTTCTCTAGTGCAAAAGGAAATCGACAATGACAATCAAGAGACGCAGTTACACGATCAATCCTGACGGTTGGAGTGTCGCCGGATGCTCCTACATCTATGCCCCTCGTGGGCAAGCTGGCGAGTATGCCAAGCTCGCCGCCAACCCGTACCGAGGATGTGGACACGCCTGCGCTTACTGCTACGTGCCAAAGGTGCTGAAGATTGACCGTCCGACGTTTGACGCCTCGGCATCTCCCCGCCCCGGCTTTATTGACTCCTTGCGCAAAGATGCCGCCAAGTATCAGGCGTGCGGCATCACGGAACAGGTCATGCTGAGTTTCACGACTGACCCTTTCAACCCGTTTGACGTGTCGCTGACTCGCCCGACGATTGAAACTTTGATCAATCATGGTTTGGCATTCTGCACGCTCACCAAAGGCGGAAGCCGTGCGATCCCATTTCTTGACCTTTTCCGCCCTGAGCGTGACGCATTCGCCAGCACTCTCACTAGCATGGACGATGCATTTAGTCGCAAGTGGGAGCGTGGCGCTCAATTGCCCGGAGACAGAATCGCCACGCTGCGAGCCTTCCACGCCGCCGGCATCTTCACATGGGTGTCTCTGGAGCCAACACTTGACACCGCCAGCAGCATCTCCATCATCGAAGCTACGCATGAGTTTGTTGATCTGTACAAGATCGGGCGGGCTAACTACCTGCCGATGACATACACCACAGACTGGCAGGATTACACCATGCGAATTTTGGATGTCGTCAATCGTCTTGGTGTCAAGCACTACATTAAGCATGACTTGCAACCCTATCTGCCAACCGGCTATCACAACCCAAAGTACATCTCCCAGCACAACTAGAGCCTAAGCACTGCGGCATAGTGCGTCATTTGGTCGTCATGTCCGCAGTAATATCCAGCCCAGCGGGTAAGCGTATAGCCACGTTTACCCGCTTTTTGTTCGACAAGCTCCCTGCATATCTCCAGGTATCGCCTGTAAATGCTACTCGCCCCATACCGTGTCGCGATTTCCGACAACGCTTGCACGTCCCATCCGCCAGTCATTTTGAGTTTTTGCCGCAAGCCATCATTTACCGCAATCGCCAACACGGGCAGAAACTCTCGCTTCGACTCAAAAAATGCATCAATCGTAGACCACGGTTCGCCATATGGATCGAAGTCCACAAAGTTTACCGGCAGGTGTGCGCCTGCCCCACTACGCAAGGCGTTGACGCAATCGCACTCGTACACAGCCCATGTCGGGCGCTGCATGGCTAACGCCTCAGCCTTCTGAGGTTCTTTTTCCATGACAACGCCATCCCGAATGGCATAGTAGCACTTCGACCAAATGCCACCATATCCTCCATGTGTCTCCATGACGATGGGATTGTCGATTTCCTGCAACAGCTTTCGCCTAAGCGATGCCTTCAAGGGTAGAGTAAAGTTGTCCTTTTTCATGTGATTTCAGGTAATGCCGACAAATCTCCAAAATGGCAATGCCCCGGTTTCTATTCCCTGTTGCCTTGATTGCCCGCTCAAAATCTGCCAGGTCGTCAGCGTACAAAACCGCCTTGATCTGCTTGCTTTTGTCGCCAAGCATCCGTTCGTTTTCGTTTGTGTCTTGCAGCGTAGTCTTTTCGTCGGTTGCGATCAACTCGTCAAGTTCGTTTTGAAACCAAAACGCAGACAGGTCTAAACCTGCGTCCAAATCTGCAAGAATCTGTTCGGCGTCAAATTCCAAATCAAGCTCACCCACACGATTGTCAGCATAGGCCAGCCCTCGCCCTTCTGGTGAGTCTATGTCCAGGTCGGTGCGTTGCACGGCGACAATCTGCTTGCCGTCCGTCTGCACGACGATGACATCCTCCAACCCAACATCTGCGGCAACCTCGACCGTCTTGTTGCCTGCGATGATGCGGCCCTCCCTGTCAAGCACGATGCTGCGCCCTGCCCCGTACTGGCGCAAGGATGCCTCTAGTGCGTAGCGCCCCCGCTCAGTACCTTTGTTGGCGTTGGCGTGGTCTGGTATCAAGTCAGCTATTTTGCGTTTATCCGTCACGCCTTGACTCCTTGATCGGCCAAAAGCCGCCGCTTGCCGTCCGCTGGATTTATCGTGTTCTGTTGTTCCAGCGCACGCTGAATCTCACGCTGTGTAATGCCACGCAAGCGCAATCTGGCGACCATCAGCCGCCGGTTGTCGATTATCGCTTTTGGGCTACTGTTCAAGGCCATGATGTCCAGTTATCCCAAATGCGCCGTGCGCCTATTCCACCCTCACCGGCGTCTTACCCGTATGCGTTGCCCATCGTTCCAGCGCCACCGCCACATACCCCGGCGCAATCTCCACCGCCCGACACCGCCGCCCCAAGTTCTCGCAAGCGATTATGGTTGTGCCGCTGCCGCTAAACAGATCAAGGGTGACGCCGCCGTCCGGCGAAAATCCCTCTATAAGTGGCTCTATGATTTTCACGTGTTTTGCGTGCGGGTGATCGCTCTGCCGGTCGAACTTCGATGAGCACTCGATTATTGAGTGCAATCCGTTCAGGCTGTAATTTTTGGCGTTTGCGGCTCGATAGTGCGCAATGCAAAGATGTTGCAATATCGGAATGTAAATATTGAGATTCCAAGAAAACTGCTTAAAATACACGACGAAAAATTGATTGAACCGTTCGCCAAATATTTGTGCCGCCTGAATATGCTGACGGTCACCAGCCATGACCAGCCAATGCGGAATCTCACAGAGGCCATCGGTATATAGCCAATCCATCGGTGCGTCGTACTCTGGATCAGCCAACAACAGGACAGCATTATCACACGCCATCACCCTCGCCACGACCGCCGCATCCGTGCAGTCGCCACAGATCAGCCGGTGCTCGCCAAGCTGCCACATCCGACCCGACTCCACGCCCCACTTCTGACGCAGTTCCTCCGCCCGGTCAATCTGCGGCTCGGTGTCGCCTTCCGTGCCTTTCGGTTGCAGGTCTGCGAGTAGTTCGTCTAGCTCATCCTGCCGAAACAACGCCGACAAATCCACGCCTGCGTTGATGTCTGCTAACACTTGCTCGGCGTCCCATTCCAGCGACAACTCGCCTACCCTGTTGTCGGCATAGGCCAGCCCTCGCCCCTCTGCGCTATCGATGTCCAGGTCTGTACGCTGCACGGCGACAATCTGCTTGCCGTCCGTCTGGATGATAATCACATTATCCAAGCCGATGTCGGCGGCGGTCTCTACCGTTTTGTTGCCGGAAATGATACGCCCGTTCTTGTCGATCAGGATGCTGCGCCCCGCCCCGTATTTGCGGAGTGACGCTTCCAAAGCGGAGCGCCCCCGCTCCGTGCCTTTGTTGGCGTTGGCGTGGTCTGGTATCAGGTCTGATAGTTTACGCTTGTTCGTCATACCCTGACCCCCTGCTCGTCCAGCATCCGCCGCAACTCTGCCATGTCGGAACCTGCCACCGTTACGCGCTCACCAGATGCCAGCAGCGCAAGTGCAGCGCTCGCCGATGTGCACAGAGAGCGCTGCATCGTTGTTTGTGTCACGGTCAACTGGCCGTCGTTTACCTGGCAGCGATAAGATGTCGTTGCCCCGCCTGCGATTGCCATTATGCGCCACCCTCTGCCTGATAGCGATCGTAATCATCGTAGCTGAGCCACGCCGCTTTGTCCTCTGCCAGTTTGCGTTTCGCCGTCTCCAGCGAGTCCAGGCGGATATGCAAGATATTGGCCTTGCGGATTTTGCCACCAGGATAAATGCACACACACGGACGGTAGTCGTCACTGGTTTTGCTCATTTGTGCTCGCCCTCCGCCCGGTTGACGTACTGATGGACAAACTTGCGCAGATACTCGACCTCCTCACGCAAGCGCCCCACTTCAATCTCTAGCGCCAACACACGTCTGTCGTTGCGCTCAGGATACGGCACGCCAGCAGATGGAAAATCATAATGCCCGCTGTCTGGGAATCCATTATCCTGGATTAGTTCACTTTCCAAAGCTGCGATCCTTTCCTCATGATCAATCAGAAT